GTTACTGAATTAAACACACTGAAAAGAACTGAACTTACTGAGGATGCTGTCAACATCCTCCTTCACACTCGAACGCACTGCGTCACTCTCACGGATACTCTTTGCGTCAACATCAGCCAACGCTCTCTCAAGCGATGCTCGGGCTAACTCGAGATCTGGATCGGCGCTTAGGTTGAACCCCTTGAACGTCTCGCACATCTCCAACGCTTTCTGTATCGTCGTGTCGTAGATCTTGCGCTTACGAATCTTGGTCTCCCCTGTGTTGTCGTCAACGCCCAACTCGTCAACACCACAGCAATGACTGATCGACTGCATGACCTCGATGAACCTTGTTTTCTGAGCCAGCACCACCTCGGTCACTATGTTCTCGGCTTGCCGTGAATATGTCTCAAACAAGTCATCAGCGATGTCCGACGCAATGCCACAGCGGAAATCACTCATAGGCACTTCGCTCACATACAGGTGAACACCGAACTTCGCTTGCAACTCATCGACCGCAGGGTAGTCGCTTCGATTAAACATATCTCCAGCCTTGAACGCCATGTCGGACACGATCGAACTGTATGACGCAATGAAATCATCAACCAACTTGTCGAATGTCGTTTGATGCTCACCGAACTCTTGCTTGAACTTCGGCACGTCAATGCTTGGCAACAAGTCGTTCGCATCATTCCAGCGATACGTCCTGCGCTTCGTCCAGTTATAGATTGTTTGGCGATAGTTGACGATCGCCTTGTGCTTGGGATGATCTGCCAACAGATTCTTCACGTACTTGCCCGCGTTGCGATTGGCTCGCTTTGAGTCAGCAACATCATTGCTGATGCCCCTGTCCTGTTTCGTTGCCGACCACACGTGGGTGTCGATGGATACCAACACCGCAGACGATGCCAAACTTATGAGATGCTTTGGCTTTTGCAATTCCATGTTCATGCTTTCTCTCCTTTAATTAACAACCCAGCGATTGCTGGCCTCTTACTTACCGACCGAGACAGATTGCTTCCCGACTCAGTTATAAGTATAACACAACTTGACATATACGTCAACCCCTTTACGCAAAATAGTTGCGTAAGAAGATGCCAGTTATTTACCAGTCTCGGTCGATCGAACGATTGACACGCAACCAATCCCAGTCGGCTTCGCCGCCTTGCTTCTCCTCGATGTCGTCGTTCTCCTCACCTATGCGCACGAACATATAGGCGATCTCTGAATGGTTGTCCTCATCGTTCGCCCACTCACCCGCAAGGTCGATCAACGCTTCGTGACACTTCACATCGTCAAAGTCGGGATACCACTTCACATCGTCAGCAGAGAAATTAATACGGAATCGTCCCTCGTCCACGATGAACCCATTGCCCCCACTCCAGTTCTTTTGTTCCTCAGTGAAACATGGGGCAGTGGCTGCCTTAGCCTTAGCTTCAGCTATGAATGTATAGAACGATTGCTTGGCTCGCTCGTCGTCGCTTGTGAACCTGATCGTGTATGCGACCTCTGATCTATATCCCATTGCTTTACTCCTTCTCATGTGTTGTTGAATCTTCTTCGCTTGCGCTATCGTGCGCTCGGGTCTTATCCACACTTGTTTCATACTTGTCGTACTCCTGTCTGTGCCAAGGGCGGGTCACCATGCTGATGGTTGGATAAGGGTATTGCTTGCGCAGTGCAGTGATTACTCTGCCCAGTGGTTCTTCTACGCCACGCAAAGCTCGCCTTGCTTCCATGATTTGCTCCCCAGTAGAGTCTGGGTGCTTGAACAACTTCCACGCCTGTGCCTCCATGTCCTGCTTGTAGCGGATGATTGTCACGAATGACTTTCTCACCTCATCCAGTTTCGATACTTCAATCATGTGTGTCTCCTATTGCTTTGGCTAAAAGAATCATCAACTCCTCGTCGGTCTGATACCCATAAGGGTCGTCCTCGTCATCGAGCATCACCTCGTATGGGGCATCTATCCTTGAATAGAACATTGACCCAGAGATCACGCTCACCTTTTTGCCGTTGGGGAACACGTACTTAGCGTAGAAGTGATCGCCATGTTCTTGCAGTCTTGGGTGACGCCCACTATCAACTATGAATTCATCGTATGGCAGGCATGGCTTGTCCCTGTCGATCGGCACGAACACCGACACCATGTGGCTCATGTCATTTTCGTACATCATCTGTGAAACCCTCCCTTGTTGTTGATACCTTTCAAGTCAGCCATGTCTGTGACCATCACGTAGTTGGACTTGTGCATCGGCACGACAGTGCGCACGACTTGCTGTGCCACCTTGTCCCCGCATGGTAAGCAGAACTTGTAACCAAGACCCCAGCGTTGTCTGGAGTACTGATCGCCGCAGTTGCGGCACTGTGGGATGTGATTGTCTTTACTCATGTGTGTCTCCAAAGTCTTTTTCATGTAGCACAGGCTCACTCAATGCTTTCTCCAATCTCCGCAACAACTCTCCCAATTCATCTATGTCGTCGCCACACATGTACGGCTCGCTGTACGCATAGGGTTTGCCCTTGTCGTCGTAGAACACCTCTTTGAAGAATAACAAGTCATCGCCGCCGTTCTCGGACGGGCAGTTCATTACTCTGTGATTCCAATTCATAACTTCATCTCCCTTTGTTTCACCAAGACCTCGTACCCCAACACCTGTATGCGCTGGATGTCTCGGGGCAGTAGCGTGGTTGTCCCTGCGATGTCGGCAAAGATCTTCGCCTTGTCACACACTGGGTAGATCTTGGACTGACCGTAGACCTCCCTGATCTCGACTGTGATATTCATTACTCATCCTTCCATGTCATGACCATCTGCAACACACCCTCGGGTGCGGTCTCAACCACCTTGTCGTACTGTCCCCATGCCTGACACGCAGGGCACTCGGCATCATGCTCGGGGCATCGGTCGCCCCAATAGAACAACATCGCTTCGTGTATCGCATTTCGTTTTTCCATGTTCATTCCCCTGTGTAAGTGGATGTGTCGTGCATGATCTCGACAACGTAGTAGTCGTCGGGTGTCTCGGCGTGCATGTCTCCCTCGGTGCAGACCCAGCACTCGTAGAACGCCAACGCCCTGTCCATGTATGAGCGATAGGGGAAACCATTCTTCATCAGTAGATAAACCTTTATCTCAGGCTGAACACTAATTGCCGGCAGGCTCGTCTCATGAGCTTGCAGTTCGTCGAGTATGCAATGTATGGCTTGAAGTTCTTCTGGTGTTGGCTTGAAGTTCTCCATGAGTACCCGCAACTCGTCGTCGTTGGGGCAGTCTTGGTCTGCACGATATGCCATCTCGATGGCGATGTCTTTGAAACGTCCCATAAAATTCTCCTTGGTGATAGATAGCAACCCAGACATGGCTGGGCCGCTGATTGCAGTGCTTGTGTGATTAAAGAATGTCGTAGCCAGTACAGAACTGGAACAACTCAGACTCGGACATGGACTCGGTAATGGTCAAGCCCTCATGCTCGTCGTCAATGTCTTGGAACTCGTCGAAGTCGTGACCTCTGTCCAAGAACTCTAAATTCTGATTGAAATACGCATCGGCACGCATTGCATCCCTACGCATGGTCTCGGTGAGATCTGTCTGCGCATGGTTGTAAGTGGTGCGGGGCTTGTGCAAGCGGATGATGGGGCGTGTCACCGATTGGGGCAACACAGGGGCAACGAAATACATTCTCATGACTATCTCCTAAATGGTCAACAACTTGAAATAACAACCCAGCAACTACTGGGTCACTGATTAGAGTCGGTTAAGCTTTTCTTCCCCGACCCAATTCATAGTATAGCACAACTTGACATATAGGTCAAGTGTTTATATAAAATAGTTAATCTAGCGGTTTGTTCTACGTGTTCTAAGGATGTTCTATTTTTCAATGTAAAGTTAGAACAAAAATGGGTATTACTTTTCTGCTTGAAGTATAAGTTTCTGTAAGGAGAAGTATTATTATTTTATAAAATAGAAAGAAAGAAAGGAAACTTGTTCTAATGTTCTACGGTTTTTAGGGGGGATACGGTTTTATTTCGATTTTTTCCGATGCGAGTTTGCACTCAGCAGGTAAGTCTTGATCTTGCAAAAATCTTCAAAAATAAGACCCCTATGCTCAAAATCGTAGAACATTAGAACAAAAAAAAATTCTTCAATGCTGACAAGGGGTTACGAGCGTTTTTCTGTTCTACTCGACCCCATTTGTTCTACTCTTTTTTTAGAACATGTATAGTTAGCTCGGAGAAAACACTGTTTTGCATCGCCTAAGTTTCTCAGAAAATAACTTCAAGCATTTGTAAGGCGTCATTTAATTATTTCAGAATCGACGCAGCCACTAAATAAGACCCCAGTGATGGCTGGCCTACTAAATAAGGGTCTTGCCCTAAGCTTCTCACACGCGACACGCGCGCAAGGAAAAATAACTGGTATCAATTAGGCGCAAAAAAAGCCCGCATGGCGTGAACCATGCGGGCTTCAAACTAGCTTAGGGTTTCCACTTAGCTAGAAAAGCAATGATTGCTTCATTCAACCTTGCTTCATCAGCGGTTGCATCACCACGTTTTTTCGAGGTTTTGCATTTATCCCTGATTGCTGGGATAACACCCTTTTTAGGGTCATTCAGCCATTCAGCAAAATCCAAGTTTGGGGCACGTGGCGTAGAATTCTCTTTTCTGAGAATCTTTTTAGCTTTGCCCTTAAGGTCAGCTAAAGCCCCTGAGCAGTAGTCGTTAATATCTCCCCTGATCGGTTGCATCAGTGCATACATTGCTGGCTGAGACAATTTCAATTTGCCAAACTCTTGCTGGGTGTAGCTGAAAATGTGGTGCATTCCAATTTCCACCTTTTCAACCTTTTTATTTTTAACCATGTCAGCCGTGGCTTCGACATAATTCCCGTCAATCACCGCATACGTTTTTGCTGGGTGTGTTGCATCCCAGCGTTGACGGTAACCGGAATAAAGCAAAGCCCTTGCTTCATCAGAGATTTCCTCAGGGAAGCCCACAATCAAATGCATTGCGGTTTGTGCATGTGATGTCAGCGCATCACCCGTACCAGCTTGGGCAAAACCCAATTCAACTAAATTTTCCATTTTGAATCCTATTCAAAGGTTTGTCCCGATCAGCGAATCCGATCAGGTAGAACCATATTAGCTGATGTGGCTTGAAAAGTATAGTTTGAGGGAGGGAAACACGTTATTCAACGAGCCAGCCTAAGCTGGAACACTAATTAGCCACACACGCACTACACGCGCGCAAGGAAAAATAACTGGTATCAATGGGCGTAAAAAAACCCTGCTAGGCTTTCACCTAGCAGGGTTTAGTCTTAACCTATCCAGATCGCCTTGAATGCGGCGATCGCTTTGTTCAGTCTTTCCAGATCTGCTGTCGCGTCTTTGCGCTTATGAGCAGTCCTGCATCGCGTTTGCATATCAACTAAGACGCCGATTGTTGCCGTGCCGTCTTTGCGTTCGATGTACTCACCAAAGTCTAAGTTCGGCGCGCGTTCTGTATCGCCTGAGATTTTCTTAAGTTCTTTTCGCGCCGCCGCTTTAAGATCGGAAAGACAACCCGAACGATAGTCTATGAAACCCTCACGCCATACGCTATAAGCCGCGTATTTTGCAGGGTCGCTAGCCTTGAATTTTCCGTATTCCTGTTGCGTATACGAAAAGACTACATCGACACCGATTTCGACTTTCTCTTTGACTTTAGCCTGCGCGTCTTTGTCCAGATCTGCAAGTACTAAATAGTTGCCATCGACAACCCCATAAGTAACAGGCGGATTGTTGTCGTTATAGCGCATCATGTAACCCTTGAAAAGCAGTTCTTTTGACGCGTCATCGAGTGACTCAGGAAAGCCGACAATGTTAGCGATGGCAAATCTAGCCTGATTCTTTAGGGCATCGCGGGTCGCGCCTTGACGATATCCTAAGTCAGTCAAAGATGCTATCGGGGTAACATCGACGGAAGTGATCGCGTTTGCGATCGGGGTTTTTTTGGAAGTAGCGATGATCGTTCTCCTAGAATGATCGGTTTCAGAATGTCGCAGAGCAGAATTACCCATCGACAAATACAGTATGACAGATCGGGCAAAATAAGTACAGTTTCACCTAGGGAAAGCCGCTATTTAACGGCCTAGCGTTAGCAGGGGCGCTATTTAAGACTCACGCACGCCACACTCGCGCGACGAAAAATAACTGGCATCAATAGGCCAAAAGAAAAGGGAGCCGAAGCTCCCTCGTCTTACATCGCCTGCATCTGGTGCTTGGTCATGTGGATCGCAACCCACAGCAAGTACAGCGCTCTTACAGTACCTACGTCGCGCCGCGCTTCATAGAAAGCATAGGCTTTGCCGTAGTGCCTGACGTTGTCCCGAACGTCGAACGGTGATACGTATGAATACATATCGTCTCCTTTCAAAGCGGGGGCCGAAGCCCCCTCAGGTTAGCGGTAGTAACGCACCGCGACACGTTGACCGAACAGGTTGGTAACCATACTGAACTGCTGCTTGGCTACCTTGTCCTTACGACCATGCAAGTACATCCATGTAAGTGCATTGCTCTTCGTCCATGACTTGTGCGTAGTGCATGAGTCAGACAACTGGATCAGGGTTGTGTACACACCATGTGTACGTACCCAACGGCTGAGGGCTTTGAACATATGTTCCTTTCGATCTGCTTAGCACTATTGCTTTGCATTGAATACAGTATTGCATATGTGGGGTTGAAAAGTACAGTTTTACCTAGGGAAACACGTCTAACCCGGCCCCCAACCCGACCCCCACCCCCCTAAACCTCAATGAGCCTCCCGCTCATACCCCATACCCCCTAACCAACACAAACGATCACATATTTTTTAAAAATTTCACCCAGTAATACGTCAAGTTACCAAGTAATAATTCTTGGCTTTCGTGTAGTCGCCGCCAAGGTATGTGTAATTCGCCCCAATTAATATGTCTAGTCTCAACGAATTACACAGGGCCACTCGTCCGAAAAGGTCAGGCTACCCCCACCCCCCACTCGAATTACACAGCTAATAAATGATAACTTTCTATACACAACCCCCGGGTAGGATTCCTTACCTCCCCTTTGCACAAAGATATATTTTTATGATACATTCGGGTCGTTAGCGCACAGCACCTGAGTAAACATTGCTCCTTGCTTGTTGGTACAACTTAGAACTCCCTGCGCTAACACCTCAGCTACAAAACGGAGCCAATGCCCGACATGGAACAGATAATGCCCTATATAGAGGAAAACATCCCTCTACCCAAGAACGCCTCAGATGCGTTCCCTGACCTGTCCCCGTCTGAAGAACTCACCATGAGAGCCAATGTGGTGAAGCTGATGTCAGATCTGACGGGACACCCCCTTGCCCCCACACAAGAGAACGCCGATCAGGCAAGAGAGATTGCCAAGCAGATGATCTCAGATCCGACGCTCAGACCTGATTTCTCTAAGTACCCCAACGAGACCCTTGCCATGCTTGCAGGTATGGTGGCTCAGATGAACGTGTCCATCGTTGAAGAGTTGTCTGACTTAAAGATGTATGTGGTCAACAAGCTGGTTGCAGAGATTGAAAGTGCCAAGGACGCCAAGACTCGGGTGGCGGCACTGTCTAAATTAGGCGAGATTGATGGCGTAGATGCCTTCAAGAAGCGCAGTGAAGTGACGCATAAGATCATGTCGATTGAGGAAGTTGAAAAGGAACTCTTGGACACCCTGACTAAACTCGAAGACAAAGCGATAGATGTCGAGGCCCGCGAAGTTGTTCGGGGTGAAAGCCCTCTGCGAAGAGACGTCGAACAAAACGGATGACTGCACTTCCACAACTCTCTCCAGAACAGCTATTTAAGCTACGGCAAGCCCTGCCGACGATGCCCGAGAAGCAGAAAAGGCGCACTCTTGAGCTGCTGAAGACCTACGATGCCCAGATGACACAGACTTTGAGCAAGGAGAGTTTCCTTGACTTCGTCAAACATGTCTATCCGGGGTACAAAGTTGGCCCTCACCACCTGAAATTGGCCCAAATCTTCGAGGATATTGCCAACGGCAAGAAGAAAAGGGTGATTGTAAATATTGCACCCCGCCACGGCAAGTCAGAATTGATTTCATACCTTGCTCCGGCATGGTTTTTGGGTAAACATCCTCAGAAAAAGATCATCATGGCCTCCCACACTGCCGATTTGGCGGTGAATTTCGGTCGGCGAGTACGAAATTTGGTCGGTATGGAGACCTACAAGGACATTTTTCCGCAAGTTGAGCTGCAAGCTGACTCAAAGTCGGCATCAAGATGGGGGACAAACTTTCATGGAGAATATTTCGCAATTGGTGTGGGTGGCGCTTTGGCTGGTCGAGGCGCTGATCTGTTTATTATTGATGATCCTCATTCGGAACAAGACGCTAAAACTGGGCGAGCTGATGTTTTTCTTCCTGCTTGGGAGTGGTTTCAGTCTGGCCCTCTCCAGCGCCTTATGCCGGGAGGCGCGATCATTGTTGTGATGACTCGGTGGTCAAAACTGGACTTGACAGGGATGATTGTCAACCAGATGAACCGCGAAGAGGGTGTCGATCAGTGGGAAGTGGTCGAGTTTCCAGCAATTAAGCCCGATGGAGAGGCACTTTGGCCTGAGTTCTGGCCCGTTGAGGAGCTTTACGCGAAGAAAGCTGCACTTGACGTGCGGTATTGGAACGCCCAATACATGCAGAACCCCGTCTCAGAAGAAGGCGCTCTTATTAAGAGGGAGTGGTGGAAGATCTGGGACAAAGAGGAGCCGCCCCCATGCGAATTCACCATCATGAGTCTGGACGCTGCGCAGGAAGCATCAAATCGGTCAGATTACAACGCTTTGACGACGTGGGGAGTCTTCTTCAATGAGGAGACGAACAATTACGCGATCATCCTGCTCAACTCAGTCAAGAAACGGCTGGAGTTCCCAGAGCTGAAGGCAATGGTGATCGAGGAGTACAAAGAGTGGCAGCCAGACGCGTTTATGGTGGAGAAGAAGTCCAACGGCGCGGCGCTGTACCAAGAGTTCAGGCGTATGGGCATACCGGTGGGGGAGTTCACCCCCGGCAAGGGGCAGGACAAGATTGCCCGTGTCAACGCAGTTTCCAGCTTGTTCCAAGGGGGCGTGGTCTATGCGCCGGACAGACGATGGGCGAAGGAGGTCATAGAAGAATGCAACGACTTCCCTAGCGGAGCGAACGATGACTTGGTAGACTCCACAACACTGGCTCTGTTGAGATTTAGGCAGGGTGGCTTTATTCGTCTGGAGACCGATGAGCCAGAAGACAACTTCATGAAAAAAATGTTTCGCAAAAAAGCGGCATATTATTGAGAACTCACATGACTACACAGAAGTTTATGGGACGCAATCAGTTGGTTGACCGGCTTGCAGCGCAAGTGGGTAACAAGGACACGGCGATCGCCATACTTAAACAACGTGGTCACATGAAGGAAGATGGGTCACTGACAACAGCAGGACAGAAGCGCAACATGATGACTGCTGAAGAGCGGGCAAAAGATCGTGCAGTAAAACGCACAGGTCACTCTGCAAAAGATTTTACGTATTCAGCTCGTACAAACCGAGCAACTCTAAAGGGTAGATGATGGCAACAAACATGGACAAATCAGTCTATACAGACGCACCTCAGGGCTTGGAACAACTCGGTGACGAGCAAGAGCCGATTGAGATCACTATTGAAGACCCGGAGGCTGTGAATATTAAAGGCCCGGGCTTTGAGATTGACATGGAGGAGTCCGAGGACGAGGACGAGTTCAACAAGAACTTGGCTGAAGAGATGAGCGAGGATGACTTGATACGCTTATCTGGGGACTTGGTCGGTGAGTATGAAGCAGATATTGCCAGTCGTAAAGATTGGATACAGACCTACGTGGATGGCTTAGAACTCTTGGGTATGAAGCTTGAAGAGCGTATGGAGCCTTGGCCCGGAGCATGTGGTGTCTTCCACCCCATCTTGAGTGAGTCCGTGGTCAAGTTCCAAGCTGAGACCATGATGAGTACTTTTCCGGCGGCGGGGCCGGTCAAAACACAGATCATCGGCAAAGAAACACCGGATAAAAAGAAAGCGGCTGAGCGCGTGCAGGTAGATATGAACTACCAGCTTACAGACGTTATGAAGGAGTTTCGCCCTGAACATGAGCGTATGTTGTGGGGTTTGGGTCTGGCGGGTAATGCGTTCAAGAAGGTGTACTTCGATCCCAGCTTGAATCGTCAAGTCTCTATGTATGTGCCAGCCGAGGACGTGGTTGTGCCCTACGGTGCTTCAAGTTTAGATTCAGCGGAACGTGTAACTCACGTGATGCGCAAGACAGCCAACGAGTTGAAACGTCTCCAACATGAGGGTTTTTACCGAGATGTGGACTTGGGTGATCCAGTCAACGTCATGGACGAGGTGGAGAAGAAGATTGCTGAGAAGCTGGGCTTCAGAGCATCTGAGGATGACCGCTTTAAGCTTTTGGAGATGCAGGTCGAGATGGACTTGCCCGGCTACGAGCATACGGACGACGATGGAGATGAGACTGGGATAGCCCTGCCTTACATCGTCACTATCGAGAAGAGTTCAGGTGAGGTGTTAGCGATCCGCAGAAACTGGAGACCAGAAGATGAACAATGTCTTAAACGTACTCACTTCGTGCACTACGGCTATATACCGGGCTTTGGATTTTACTGTTTCGGCCTTATTCATCTTATTGGTGCTTTTGCCAAGTCTGGCACTTCTATCCTGCGTCAGTTGGTGGATGCTGGTACGTTGTCTAATCTTCCCGGTGGTTTTAAAACGCGTGGTCTACGCTCTAAAGGAGATGACACACCGATAAGTCCCGGGGAATTCCGTGATATGGATGTCCCAAGTGGCTCCATCCGCGACAACATCATGCCCCTGCCATACAAAGAACCAAGTCAGGTTCTGGCTGCTCTTCTCCAAACAATCATTGATGAAGGCCGCAAATTCGCTGGCACTGTTGACTTGCAAGTGGCTGACATGTCTGCCCAGTCCCCGGTCGGGACAACGCTGGCAATCTTGGAGCGTCAACTCAAAACCATGAGTGCAATTCAAGCGCGTGTCCATTATTCGATGAAGCAAGAGTTCAAGTTGCTCAAGGATATCATCCGCGACTACACCCCTACAGAGTACAGCTACGACCCAGAAGAAGGTGGTCGTCACGCCAAGCAGAGTGACTATGACTATGTGGAAGTGATTCCAGTCAGTGATCCCAATGCAGCAACGATGGCTCAGAAGGTTGTTCAGTATCAGGCGGCTCTTCAGTTAGCCCAGACTGCGCCTCAGTTGTATGACCTGCCCCAGCTTCACAGGCAGATGCTGGACGTGATTGGTATTAAGAACTACCAGAAATTAATACCGGTTGCAGAGGACATGAAGCCGCGTGACCCAGTCACAGAGAACATGAACATACTCTCCAATAAGCCGGTCAAGGCTTTCTTGTATCAGGATCACAAGGCACACATCGCTGTTCACATGGCAGGTATGCAGGATCCTCATGTACAAGAGTTGGTAGGCCAGAACCCTCAAGCAGCACAGATGTTGCAGGCAGCGATGTCGGCTCACATTGGTGAGCATTTGGGTATGGAGTATCGCAAGGAGATTGAGCAGCATATGGG